TGCCCCAGTCTCATATATACCCTTCTTAATAGTAGAAAGCATAAGAGGTTTACCTTGCTCAGCTAAAGTTTTAATTTCCTGGATGTAATCCTGTCTTGACTTATCAAGAGATTTATACCAATCTGAAGATTCATATCCTTTTTTAAGATTAACATAATCACCAGCGATAGGTCCTGACTTTACAAAGCGCGCTACCTGTTGTTCAAATAATGTATCGAACTTACTCATTTCAATTATTTATGGTTTTAAGCACTTATAAATTAAATAATTATACATGGCTATTAAGCTCGATATACTTAGAGATAGAAAAAATATTGATAATTACCGTCGATATTCATATGCAGATCTAAAGCTTGACTTAGAATTAAATAGTCGGACACCAAATAGCCCCACAGGAGCTAATAAGAACGCACAAGATTTAAGACTAAATTACGATACAGAAGCTATACATAATTCTGTTAGCAATATATTTAATACAAAAAAAGGTCAAAAAATCTTAAACCCTACATTCGGTTTAGATCTTGAACAATATTTATTTGAAAATATCACTAAAGAAAATGCAAATACTATAGGCACTACTATTTACGAAGAACTGCCTTTACATGACAACCGTGTAACGGTTAATAATGTAGAAGTTATAGCAAGACCTAATCACAACGAATATAAAATAAATATTTCCATCATAATACCATCATTAAATAATCAAAAGGACAACATTACTGGTACGTTAACGACAAAAGGATTTCAATACTAATCATGGCTAATTTTACAAATTTCAAACTACCGACCGAAGCTTATACTGGGTTCGATGCACAAAGCATGCGCGATCTCATTATTGAGCGTATTAATAATGATACTACAATAAATTTTACTGATCAAAATTTTGAAGGTAGTAATATTTCTGCACTAATTGATATTATTGCATACTCTTATCATACTTTACTTTTTTACTTAAATCAAACTAGCTCAGAAAGTAATTTTAATGATGCTCAATTATATGAAAATATAAATAGAATAGTAAAACTCATAGATTATAAGCCAGTAGGTAAGCAGTCATGTATTTTACCAGTACAACTTAAAGGTACTTCAGATCTATCAGCGGGATATTATACAGTACCCAAATTTACATTTTCATCCAATCAAGGAAAAACATATACATTTGTTAATGATTTAACCTTTGAAAAAACAACATCGTTAACAGAAACAATAACAGCCACCGGTAATCAATTAGTATATGAAGGTACAATAGAAGAATATCCTATTATTAATCCTATAGGGGAAGATTTTGAAACAATAAACCTATTACCAGGTGCAAATACAATTATAGATCATTTTAATGTTTTTGTGTATGTAAAAGAAGCTAATCAGAACGATCAATGGTTTGAATGGACAAGAATACCGAGTTTATACTTATCAGAACCAAATACTAGAAATTTTGAAATACGTTATAACGAAAATAAAACGTATGAATTAAAATTTGGTAATAATATTAATGGCAAAAAAGTTAATCACGGAGATCAAATTGCAATTTATTATCTAAAATCAACTGGTATAGAAGGTAAAGTGACAAAGAATACATTTGTAGATAGTCCGATAAATGTTTATAATACAACTCAATTTGATGAAATTTTTAGCAATGTAAAAGATACATCATTAAATTATATCACTATAGAGGAATCACGTGATTTAACATTAAGTAATACTGAAGATAGCACAGATTTTGGTTTAGAGGAAACTACGGACGAGATGAAACAAAACTCACCTAGGTTCTTTAGCTCTGAATATAAATTAACTACTAAAGCAGATTATAAATCGTTTATTCAACGTAATTATAAAAATTTAATTTATGATGTTACAGTGTATAATAATAGTGATTATACGAATAGGTATTTAAAATACTTAAATGATGAATTAGGTCTTACTGATTATACAGCTTCATCAAATGCATTGTTTAATCAGTATCAATATGCAGATAGCGCTGACGCTAATAATATATACTTAACCATAGTGCCAACGTTAAGAAAAAATAGATCTGTTGTAACAAGATCAAATTATCTATCGCCAGCATTAAAAGAAAAAATTCAAACAGAAATTGAAAATTATAAATTATTAAATAGTGAAATTACGTTTATAGATCCCGTATATTTAAAATTAGATTCCTCTGTTAAATTTAGTGGTGAGCCCTCAAGAGTATCTTATAAAGATAGTACACAAATACAATTAATTAAGAGCGCGAGAACTCTCATTAATGAAGAGGAATTAAAATCTAAAGTTTTTAATATTATAACAACGTATATGAAAGGATTAAAATTAGGAGATACAATTGATGTACGTTATTTAAATAATGAAATTGAAAAGATAAATGAAATAACTGAGTTTAAGACAGTACGGACAGATTTAGATTTATCTATACCTGGTTTATCGTTTTGTTTATTTAATCCTATTTATAACGGAAAAGATATAAAATTTATTGATACTAGATTACAATTAAAACCATTTCAAATTCCATATATAGAAAATGAGCTAGAATTTAAAAATAAAATAAAAGTAACAAGTGTCATAACAAACAAGAGTGTAGTTGAATACTAATGTCAAGTCAAAGTGAAACTAGTTGTCCTATTACTGTACCAGTACCGATATCGGTCACTGTAAATACCTCTAACACAGCACCCGCCGTACTAGTGGCGGATGAACATCCATTATCTGCAACAAACGGAGGTTTCACACGTATATCAAAATTTACTTTCGTACCATTCCTTAGTTCAACAAATAGATGGAATACAATTGATGGTTCTGATTACAGCCTACAAGCTGCACTCGGTAATACTTTATCACTCAACACTGCAGTATGGGATTTCGGAGATGGCCATACATTAAGTGGTCACGATGCATTCACCGCAACACATATATACAATGTACCGGGTATTTATACAGTGTCAGTTTTCTTTTATGATAAAGACGGGATGGCTCATATTAACACACTCACAGATACAGTAAGTGTTTATAATTATGGCTCAACAAGAATAAATATTGCCACCGACCAGTCTATAAATCCAGATACTACCATAGAAGAGGATAATATAAATTCCTCACAATCGACCTTGGAGATACAAGCCGGTCAAAAGCCTGAAGAAAATATTAATACTCTACGACTCGGTATTACGGCCAGTTGGCAAGATGTCCCAGACCCCAATGAACCACAAACAGTATATTTTACGGTAAGCGGAAGCAAAGCAAAACCATATGATGTTAATAACAAATATGCACACTTAATGCCGTATAACGCTGTTTATGATGAAAATTTAAATTTAATAAACAATAATGACGGTGTTAAATATGCGCTAACTCCTCACTACTTTTTTGTTAGTCAAGATTTACCTAACTCACAAGGTAATAGAGTCGCGCCAATAACCAGTATTCAACAAACAAATAAATTTTTATTATACTCGAGTACACGCCCCGCACCATATACAGGGCTAGGAGAGGAATGGACTACAGAAAATATACCATATCAGGATTACACTACAATAAAACCTGAGTCGGGTCGTAAATCATTTTATTATTATGACGATATTCCTAATTATAAAGACGGTGAAAGAGTTAATTTAATAATTAGATTAGATACAAGTAAGCATAAACTAAAAGGCTTTTATGTTGATAATATTACTACAGATATAAACAATTCTGGTAAAAATTACTTAGAAACTAACTATGCTGGGACTTATTCTGGTGTTAGTGGTACTGGTGCTGCTGGAGTACCAATACGCGTACTTAACACACCGTTTACTAGACTTTCTTTTACTTCAACAGGGATGAAAGAAATGTCTGCCATTCAATATAAAAGACAAGGCGATAAATTTCAAATTTTTATAGGTCTAGGTGATGATAAATTTAATGTATTAAAAAACCACCCTATATTTAACTGGACTGATACACAAGCAGATATAGGAGTAACCGGTACTGAGGATTATACATTTTATGCTAATTGGACAAGCGGCGGTGATGTTTATACAGCAAATATAAGTAGTATTAGTACTAATAAATTTCCATATAATACAGCTACCGAGAAAACTGAATT